AGAGTCCCCTTACGATTCTTGATCTGATCGTATGCAACTTCCATACAGTCTACCAAATTTATGTCTTGAAGAGCGCAGTAATTAACAAGACAGACCATGACATCACCAACAGAATCCACAATAGCTTCCTTGTCATTTTTAATGGTCGCATCGGCTAGTTCTCCCATTTCTGATACTGCTTTAAGAAGCTGAGTCTCTGGTGTGCTGTGAGGGATAATTTTTCGGGCTTCTGCCCATTGAATTATCTTCATTTCGATGTTTGCATAGGTCATAATTTTCCTTTCAAGTTTCTTACAAAAATAGCAAATGATTCTGCTGTGTCACCAAATTGTTTCATCTTGTCAAACTCTAGAGCGACTTCCTCTAGTACATGGTTTCTTTGTGATGGAGAGACATAAACATCAAAGTGATATGGCTGCCCTAAGTCTCTCAATATCTGTTTGCCAAGATTGCTTTGCTTTTCAACCTCGTTAAAGGCTTCGTCTTCCTCTTTTGTCCATTCAGTCATGTGTCTCATCCTTCGCTTCTAGTGCGGCTTTAATGGCGGTGATGGCTTGTTTTGTTTGTTCCCAAGTCTGCCAATCGTAGTTTTCCAATGCATCCAATGCTAATTTGAGTGCTTCGTCTTTAGTCATTTAGCACCCCCGTTAATTCGGTTCTGTTTCAAATGAACGCCTGTGATTCTCTTTAACCAACAAGCCTGACAACTCCACTTAACGCCAATCTCAATCCCTCCCTCTGGAGGCTTTGATGTGTCGCACATGTTGCAAAACTTGAACTTGTTAGAGGCATGAACAGCACCCAAGTCAATTGGTGGCATCATGTTTTTGCCTGTAAAGAAATAGGAATATAGATACAAGCCCTGTCTTTACTGTTAGTACAAGTCACATAAGAATCACTTAACAAGCCGTATCGTCTACAGTTTTGACACTTTGAATCTGGCTCTTTTGGTAAACAACCAAGAAGTTTTATAAGGCTCATCTGACTCTCCTGAGAGGGACTTCTACTTTCTCTGGTGGTGGAGGAATCATCTTCTCTGAAGGTGGATTCCATCCATGCTTTTTCCACAGTGCCTGGACATCCGATCCTGACTCCCATTTGAAGTCTTTGGTCGGTGTAGATGGATAGCTGATCTTTGAATGTGGAGGCAATGTCATTTGATAACCCTCATAACTCGTTGGCTTCTGCCTGTACTAGACTTGCGTCTTTCACCAGTATCCACAATAAAACCTTTGCGGATTAGTGGTGCATATCGTGGGCTAATTGTTTGTATGCCGTGATTCGGAAAATGGGTCATAACATCATCTGCAATACACCCATTCGGATACTTTGCAATGACCTCATAGACCAATTGCTCTAACTTGGTTGAATCAACCTGTTCAGCAGAATCTTTGCTTGTGTCAGGGTTTTCTTTTCGTGCCAACTTAAATGCTGGTGTACCAAAGAATCTATCCATTGACTGTTTCATGTTGTTAAAAATATCATTCATCATTGACTCCTATTAGGTGAGGTACTCGCTGCGTCTGTTTGCCACAAGGTCTCCCGAATGGCGAGGGCTATTACCTCCCTCCAGCATCCGCTTTCCCTCGTTAAACTTACTAAAAAGGGAGATCCCCATCATCAAAGTTGGTCGCTTTAGACCTCTCTGAAGGCTTGGCTTTGTACTCTTCCTTGGGCGATACTGCTAAACCCATAAATTTACCGCTCTTGCCTTCTTTGACCCATGCTGATAGCCAATAATCTTTGCCATCAACAGTTATATTGCCTTTATATGTAGGCGACCTTTCGTTTTCAATTTTGTCATTGCGAAAAAGTACACCACTATTGTCTTTACGATTTTCCATTACATTTCCTTTGCTTTTTTCAAAGCTGTACGCACTTTACTAGGAAGGAGTGTCCACAGAGCGACTTTTTGTTCGCTATCTAGGTTCTCTCCCTCCAACTTAACCCAAGCTGCCTTGGGATCACCTTGCTCACACATGGCAATCAGATCGATTGCTACTTCTTCAAGATACCTTAGTTCCTCAATTGGAATGTTGTCTTGCGCTCCCTGAGTAGGAGTGATCACAGGAGCTTGCTTCTCATCTTTCAAAGGAGCAGAGGAGTCTAAAGCATCATGCTCAACAATCTCCATTGCTGACACCCAAAGATAGCGCCTGGTATATGTCTCCACCGCACCAAGGTTTTGGATAGGATGACATCCCTTGAGGTTGGCTTCTGCCATAGGGCTTGTCAGAACGATCTCTGAACCATCTTCTGAGTCTGTGATGGTCAGACTAGCTAACTCTTTGCCAAACGACACTACACCGCACAAACCAGTCTTATAGAAGATTGAATTGATTGTTGGCAGAAAGTCACCTAGTTCAAAGTATGAATACCCTGCAAACTTATTGTGACCTGATTTTTTGAGTGGAGCATGTTGTAATAACATTCTTGCTTCCATCAACTTTTTGTGTACTGAACCCATATTAACTCCTTTAAGTATTCAATTAAATACAATAAGTATCTAATTCGTCTTCAATGATTTGCTTTTGTTGATCAAGGTCTAAATCCTTGAATTGGATGAAGTCTGCTTCTTGGCAGCAAACTATTCTGTTTCCCTTGATTGTTAGGCAATAAGGGCAGTATTGGATGTCAGAGAACTCTTCCAAGTAGGTCTGAAATAATGTTTTCATGTGAGCCTATCGAAAGCCATTTCCCAAAGAACATCAGCCGCCAGATCGGAGAGTCTAATTAACTCATCGTCTGTCAATTGTGTTCCATCTTCGTAGCATCCACCTGAGAAGTAAGCATCAGAGAAATCTGGATAATCTCTGCTGTCAACTCCATCAACCTCTAGGTCTATGACCTTTTTCCCATTAAGTATTGGCATATTCACTCCTGTTAATGTGGACTATCCACACCACTAATGTGCCACATAGATTCCAGAATTTACATAGGTGTTTTCCCTAATTTACGCAACTTTTTTCTATGCTAGGCTACTCATATGAACATCGAACAAATTGAACAAACATGTGCCGAAACCTTGCTTGAGTATGCTCAGACAATGGCTAGTGCTTATGTGAATGAGCCTGAAGACTTCTCTGCTTCTGTCACAGCTTTGCTTGCTAGGACTCTAGAGAATCATTTAAACAAACCTATTGATGTGAACAGATTGTTTACAAGGTAGAATTATTTTGATATTATGGAATCCAGCTAGGTGCGAAGTCATGAGCGCACCGAAAAGAGTTAACCCTTCTCCTGCTGGCAATTCCTTTAAGGGTGGTTTAAAAAGCGGACAATATGCACTATTACCAGTTCAACATTGGTGACTATCAAAGTCACACTTCCCATCTTTCTGAGATGGAGGATTTAGTCTACAGGCGCTTGCTTGATTGGTACTATCTCCACGAAACTCCAATTCCACTTGAAGAAGCTGAAGTATCAAGACAAATCAGGATGCGTTCGCATACCGAAAGCATTGCAATCGTATTGCAAGAGTATTTCGAGCGCACAGACGATGGATGGATTCATCACAGAGCAAACAAGGAAATAGCCAAAGCTGGTGATAAATCAGAGAAGGCAAGTGCTTCTGCTAAAGCTAGATGGAGTAAGAAGGATGCGAACGCATTGCCAACGCAATCCGATAGCAATGCTACACATAACACATTACACACAACACAAGACACAGAACACAAGACACAAAAGAAGACACTCGGCAAACGCCTCGCTTCTGATTTTAGTTTTCCAATTGAATGGGCTGAGTTTTGTCAACAGGCAAGACCAGAACTTCACCCTACCAAAGTCTTTGACCAATTCAAAGATTATTGGATTGCCCAATCAGGTCAAAAAGGTGTAAAGCTAGATTGGTTTGCTACTTGGCGTAATTGGGTGAGAAACACTAACGCACCAAAAGTTAATCCTGCCGACAACATAAGGCTCACAGTTCCGCCATCAAATGAGCCTAACCATGTTTTGCTAAAAATTGAAGCTGACAGAAAAAAAGCAGTTCCTCCATCTTTGGAGACTTTAGCAAGAATGGCTGAATTAAGGAGAAAAGCATGAGTAACCCATTTGAAATTATTCAGCCCACTTGCATCAGTTTTTCTGGTGGCAGAACTTCAGCTTTTATGCTTTACCAAGTGTTACAGGCTCACCAGATGAGCCTACCAAAAGAAGCAAAAGTTCTTTTCTGTAATACAGGAAAAGAAGAAAATGCAACTTTGGAATTTATAAATGAATGTTCAGTCCGTTGGAATGTTGAAATTACATGGCTTGAATTTGCAATTCAAAACGAAGAATCCTCATTTAAAGTTGTTAACTATCAAACAGCGTCAAGAGATGGACAACCATTTGAATCTGTAATCAAGCGTTATGAACCATCTTTACCAAACGGAAGGTCTAGGTATTGCTCAAGTCAAATGAAAACAAGAACAATGCAAAGATATTTAAAGTCTATTGGTTGGGATGAATGGGATACTTTTATTGGTATTCGTGCTGATGAGCCAAGGCGAGTAGTTAAATTTAGGGCAAATCCTAATCCAGAGGGCAAGCATGAGACTGTGCATTTGCCATTGGCATATGATGGAATTTCATCTAAAGATGTGAGCAACTTTTGGAAACAACAAGATTTTGACTTAGGTCTGCCAAACATTAACGGCAAAACAATGCACGGAAACTGTGATTTATGTATGTTGAAACCTAAAGCGCAGATTCTTAGCCTTATCCAAGAAAAGCCAGAAAGAGCATTGTGGTGGATTAAGCAAGAGAAAGAAGCCGCAAAAAGATGTGCTGGTGATGGAAAGTTCTTTGCTATTGACAGACCTACTTACGCACAAATGTACAAATACGCTGCTGAACAAGTTGATATGTTTGACAAGGACGAAGAAGCTATTTCTTGCTTCTGTGGAGATTAAATGTCGCACTCTGACGCTATGAAACTACTAGACAAGGTTCGTGAAGGCGTACCCTATCCTCTACACCTGATAAACAAAGCATTGGAGTTAACTGGTGACTTGGAGTCGTAAAAATGTAGAAAACCCAAACGATAGGGTAACTCTTGAACAAGCGGAAGCAAGGGAACTCTATCGAACTTGGGAAACAAACAACGATCGTGACTTTGTGCGTGGTCGGCTAGAGAGAGCAGAGCGAATCTATGGCTCTGGTGCTAGAGATCGTATCCGCACCTACATGAATATGATTAAAGATGGGACATTTGAATGAGACGAGCAGCTAGGGTAGATGCAAACCAAGAACAAATAGTCTCAGCCTTGCGAGGTGCAGGGGCTTACGTCTGGATTATTGGCTTACCAGTTGATCTTTTGGTTGGCTACAAGAATCACACTTTCTTGGTGGAGATCAAGACGGACTCTAAAAAGCGTTTAACCAAGCTACAAGCCGACTTTTTCGAGAATTGGTGTGGCGGTACATTGGCAAGAATAGACAACCCAGAAGCCGCCTTGCGAATGATTCAGACATTAGGGTAATTCCTAATAGAAAACCTTGCAAAACAGGAATAACATTTAATTTTTAACAGGAGTGAATATCATGGAAAAAACTTGGGAATTTGACACAACCACAGGCGAAGGTAGTGAGATCGTTACTGTCGTTTACGAGTACGAACAGGACGAGGACTCAACCTATAACGAGTCAATTAAAGAAGTTTGGTTTGAGGGCAGAAATGTCATCGGGTTATTCTCTGAGGAACACTTCAAAGAATTGGAAATGGAAGCGGCAATGCGTTTCCAAAACCACAAGCTGAACTACAAGATGGAGGATGTATGACTAACGAAGACATCATTAAGTTGGCAATAGAACACACTATTCATGGCTTGAAGTTTGATGAAGAGGGTCTTATACGCTTTGCCAACCTTATTGCCTCTGCCGAGCGTGATGAATGTGCAAAATTGGCGGATATGGCAGTTGATTTTTGGGTAAAAGGAGGTTTTCCAGAGTGTGCAGAGGTTAGAGAAGCAATGCACATTGGAGAGGCTATAAGATCAAGAGAAAGCAATGCGGAAGCAAACTAAACGCAAGGTATGGGCGCTTATCGATCCTTTGACCCATGCCATCACTGGTGCAGCCATTACCCAAAGAAGCAAGTTAGACCAATTGCGGATGCTTGAATACTCGGCTTTAGACGCTATCACCAAAGGTCAAGGGACAATCCATGATTGGAGAACTTTGGTCGATGTCCTGAACCTAAGTGAAACAATGGCTAGAAACGGCATCGGAAAAGATGAGGTTTTACCTGTTTGCCAAAAAGCACAAGAAGCATTGCACCAGGCAGCACTTAGGTTTCAATCAACTAAGCGCATGGGCTTATCTGGTGAAGGCATACAGTCAATTAGGGAGTTAATTCAATATGCCGACCTGCAGCAATCAAGCATTAGCCGATCTGAATTTGAAAAATATATTCAGAAAACCAAAAACTACATTAAGTCCAATAATGACTTAGTAACGGAGATAACATAATGGATTATCCTAGTCGAGCAATTCAGTATCTAATAGATACAGCGCCTTTATATGCCAAAGCCAAAGCAGACCGCATGTATTTAGAGGAATATCGCAAGTCAATTAAAGCCCAATTAATGAGTCAATCAGGGACAGAGGTTTTGGGAAAACAAGAAACCTTTGCTTATGCCCACCAAGACTATATCGGCATATTGGAAGGCATTAGGCAAGCGGTAGAAAAGGAAGAGAATTATCGATGGTTAATGACCGCAGCACAAGCACGAATTGAAGTTTGGAGAACCGAACAATATTCTGCCCGAATGGAAGTGAAGGCAACTCAATAGATGCAATCAAAAAACAAACCAAAGCCAAATGCAGGTGAACGATTGCACATTGCAAGAATCAAATTAATGCCATGCATCATTTGTCAATCACCACCACCAAGCGAATGCCATGAAATCCACCAAGGACAATGGTTTACATCAATGCCACTATGTGCAGATTGTCATCGTGGAAGCTTAAACGGCATACATGGACAAAAAAGGCTTTGGGCTGTCTACAAAATGGACGAATTGGCAGCACTCAACGAAACTATCCGTAAATTGTGCGAAGACATGCCTACAAAACACGATAAAAGCCCGTTTTAGGCGTTTTTTAGCATCAATGCATAGTAGGGTAGCATAAACCAAAAAAAAGCCACTATGGGCTTAAATTTTAGACAATAAAAAACCCTCACAATGGAGGGTTAGTAGGTTAGCGTTTAGTTATTATTCTCAAAATCAGGGCAATTGTGGCATAAATCATAAAACCCCTTAAATAGTGCAGCAGCCACAGCATGGCGCATCAATGCATCGTCCTCTTCTATTCCTATAAAAAGTAGAAGGCCCGTTTTCACCGATAAAGGTTATAGTATCCGAATCGGGTTGTAGTTGCGCTTTTTTTGTAGTTGTATCGTACAAAATATAATCACCAGGCCTAATGATTGCCCCTGATAAATTACATTTTCCGAAATATTTTGCTTTCATTGTTTTAAGCATAGTGAACACCCCTAATTTGAACAAAACCGCCATTGTCCTTTTTTGCTTTACCCTTGGCATACAAGGCCACTACTACTGATTTTGGTTCGATATGGCGCACATCGCTATTGTCTCCATCTACTACAGGCCACCCACGAAAATTAGAAGGGATATCGCTTTGTTTTTGGAAAACTACAGCCGTACGAGAATTATTAGGGTTAGTCAGCCCCTTAATTGATATCGGTTTTGGGGTAATGGCTGAAAAACTATAGGTTAGATCATAATTACCCGCTGTTTTTCCGTCTAATTTGCGTGAAGGGTGTTTTGTATAATCGTAAAATTGCACATCAGGGAATAATTGAAAAATTGTTTTTCCATCATGCACAATAATATTTTCAAAAACGATATCGCTTGTACCATTAGGACGAACCAAGAGGTTTAACCCGATTCTTTTTGCTTTGTTAGCTAAAGACCATACATCAGCGCACAATGAAAGCATGAAAGCTTCCCGATTATTGTAAAAAAACTGTGTTTTTGCTTCCCTGGCTTTTTGTACGCTATTGAATGCGCCACGCCCTGCGCTTTTTAGGCAACCCTCGAAGCAGCCAGCAAGCTTTGCTAAAGGGCAAAGTATTTCATCGGGTACGAGGTAAACGATACCCGTTAAATAACCAATTTTTTCACCCTTAATTGTTTTCGCTGACGATTCACCCAAAATTGTTTTGTAGGGTAAGCCACGAGCAGCCAGAATTGTTTTGTATGGATTTTTCATTGTTAACACCTATCAGTAAAAGAAAATTATTTAACCAAAACATCAAAATAAGCCAGTAGACCTATGCAAAGTATTAGACCTATCACAATGGCTGCAAAGACATCTAAAAGAGAATTTTTCATTGTTAACACCTATCAGTTGACACTAGATCCGCTAGTTCGGTATGCATAGATTAGCAACAAAAAAACAAAAAACTATTAGGACAAACCCTAATAAAGTACAATTATTTTAATTTAATTGTTTGTAAGGTTAGGACAATGGCAAGGCCACCCAAAGTAGATACAGTACAGTTTAGACGGAAATTAGACAACCCTAAGCTGCAAATACTATTGAGTGCTGGACATGGCAACATTAGCCAAGGTTTTGAAAACCTATTGAGCCTATACCATTACTTGCATGGAATCGGATATAGAACGGATAGCCCCTTGGAAACAATAGGGTTAGTAACTAACCTAGATGAAAAGAAAAGGGATAGCCCTAACCATGTCAATCAGTAGGGAATAGGGTAAGGGATAAGACAAGGGATAGATAAGACAATGACTAACCTAGATCAATTCAAGTACATGAAAAAAGGTGCATCTAATCCTCTTATGCAACTAGTTATAAACCATAACTATCTAGGGTAAACCCTATGCTGTATGCCTGGCCAGTACTGTAAGGAAACCCATGAGGGTAAACCAGTAGGTAGAAACCCTATGGTGAGTGTGAGGTGGTAGTGAGATGATGGGGGGGAGGGGTAGAGTGGTGTGTGTAGATATTGATGTAGCCCCCCACCCACAAAAAAAGGAAAATATGGAAACACTAAAGCGAGGACGAGGAAGACCCAAGGGAAGCGTCAAGATGACCATACAGAGGTTTGCTGATAACCCTCCTGCTGTATTGCCTAAGACTGATCACCAGAGGTTGAAAGAGCTTAAGGAGTTGATGATTAGGAGTGGAGGTAAGGATGTTGCTCAGAAGGTAATTGAGATTGCTTTGAATGATGAGCATCCACATCAATTGGTGGCTTTGAAGATGTGTTTAGACAGGACTCTTCCTGTTAGCATGTTTGAGAAGGATAAGAGTCAGAGGAGTGCTGTAACGATCAATATTACAGGACTAGGAGAGCCGACTATAATAGAGCCTAACAATGCTGAAGACATAGAGGCTAAATATGAGTAAAGCGGCAGAGCGTTCAAAGGCAAAAGAGCATGGTGAGCGTTTTTACTTTACTGGCAAACCCTGTAAGCATGGGCATATCTCAAAGCGTTATACAGACAAAGGCACTTGTTGCGAATGCATGAGTCTTGATTTTGAAGCTAAAAAAGAATCAAGATTAAGCAAGATGAAGTCAAACTACGAAGCAAAGAAGTCAATCTATGCTCAAAGGATGGTTTCTTGGAGAGCAAACAATAAGCACAAACAAGCCGTGTATTCGTCTAAGAAGCGGTCTGAAATACTATTGCGAACTCCCAAGTGGCTAGATGCTGAAGCCTTTGAGAGGATAGAAGAGTACTACTACACCGCCAATATGCTTGGAATGCACACTGGTGAGCAATACCATGTTGACCATATAGTGCCTTTGCGTGGTAAGTTGGTAAGTGGGTTGAATGTTCCTTGGAACTTACAAATCCTTACAAAAACAGATAACCTAAAAAAGAGAAACAAGTTCTATGGCTGATCTTAATTTCCAACTATTGCCGTGGCAGCAAATTGTTTTTAAAGACCCCGCACGATTTAAAGTGGTTGCCGCAGGTCGTAGGTGTGGAAAATCTCGATTAGCCGCCACAACTTTGTTAATCGAAGGTTTGCGTTGTCCTCCTGGTTCGGCAGTACTCTATGTTTCTCCAACAATGGGGCAGTCAAGGCAAATCGTCTGGGACTTGCTGTTAGACCTTGGAAGAGAAGTCATACAGAACTCCCATGTAAATAATCTAGATATTACCCTGATAAACGGGGCTAGGATTTATGTTCGTGGGGCTGATAGACCTGATACGCTCCGTGGAGTGTCTTTGACCTATGCCGTACTGGATGAGGTAGCGGATATTAAGCCTGAAGCATGGGAACAGGTTATACGGGCTTCTTTGTCTGACAAGAAGGGTAGAGCCTTGTTTATTGGGACTCCAAAGGGTAGAAACTGGTTTCACGACACCTTTAAGTTGGGTGAGAGTGGAGAGGATGAGGATTGGAAGAGTTGGCACTTCACAACCCAAGATAACCCTTTGATCGACCCTAAAGAGATTGAGAGTGCTAAGAAGACCTTGAGTAGCTTTGCTTTTAAACAAGAGTATTTGGCTTCTTTCTCGAATGCGGGTGCTGATGTCTTTAAGGAAGAATGGATTAAGTACGGGCAAGAGCCTGAGTATGGTAGTTACTATATAGCTGTGGACTTAGCGGGATTTGAGGAAGTTGCCAAACAAGCGGCTAATTCTAAGAAGAGATTGGATGAGTCTGCTATTGCTGTGGTGAAGGTGACTGAGGATGGTAAGTGGTTTGTCAAAGAGATAGAACACGGAAGGTGGGATATTCGGGAGACTGCGGCTAAGATTCTGATGAAGATGAGGGATTACCGCCCTTTAAGCATTGGAATAGAGAAGGGGGCACTGAAGAATGCTGTTTTGCCCTATTTAAGCGACTTGATGCGGAAAACAATGTGTACAGCCATATCGTTGATTTGACGCATGGTAATAGGAAAAAAGCGGATAGAATCATTTGGTCGTTGCAAGGAAGGTTCGAACATGGGAGAATCATCCTGAATAGCGAAGAAGATTGGGATGCATTTGTTGACCAACTTCTTATGTTTCCATCACAGGGCGTTCACGATGATTTACCTGACGCTTTGTCATACATTGATCAGTTAGCAGTCACAAGCTATTTTGATGACTCTGAGACCGATGAATGGCAACCGATGGATGTAATATCTGGCGTATAAGGGGCCAATAATGGATCAAAACGAGTTTTACCAGCCGACAGAGAATGACAAAGAACTAACGGCATTCGTCACTGACCATTGCGATAGATGGCGAGACTATCGAAACACCAATTTCCTTGATGACTACCTAGAATACGAGCGTATCTTCCGTGGCGAATGGGCTGCTGAAGATAAAACCCGTGATTCTGAGCGTTCAAGAATCGTAACTCCCGCTACCCAACAAGCCGTAGAGACTCGCCATGCAGAGATCATGGAAGCAATCTTTGGTCAAGGTGAATTCTTTGACATTGAAGACGATCTCAAAGACATAAACGGCAATCCATTGGATGTTGAGATGCTTAAAGCTCAACTAATGGAAGACTTTAAACAAGACAAAATCCGTAAATCTATCGACCAGATTGAGTTGATGGCAGAAATCTACGGAACTGGCATTGGTGAGATTGTTGTCAAAACAGAGAAGGTTTTTGAGCCTTCTACACAGACAATTCCTGGTCAAATGGGACAAGCCGCTATTGGTGTTGTTGAGAAAACCCGCATTGCCGTCAAGATAATGCCCGTAAACCCCAAGAACTTCTTGTTCGACCCTAACGGAACATCTATTGATGACTGTATGGGTGTGGCAATTGAGAAGTATGTTGGCATCCACAAGATCGTAGAAGGCATTGAGAAGGGTATTTACCGCAAGGTAGACATCACTCCTACCTATGAAGACACAGATTTAGAGCCTACTCAAGAGTTAAGCCAATATCGTGATGAAAAAGTGCGTCTTTTGACATACTACGGCTTAGTTCCAAGAGAGTATCTGACTGAAAAAGATGTAGAAGTTGAAGAGTTATTCCCTGATGACTCAGCAGCAGAGGACTATTCCGACATGGTTGAGGCAATTGTTGTGATTGCCAATGATGGACTACTTCTGAAAGCAGAAGAAAACCCATACATGATGAAGGACAGACCTGTTCTGACCTATCAAGACGATACTGTTCCTAACAGACTGCCTGGTCGTGGCACTGTTGAGAAGTCTTACAACATGCAAAAGGCTATTGATGCCCAAGTTAGGTCACATTTGGACAGCTTGGCACTCACTACTAGCCCAATGATGGGTATGGATGCTACTCGCTTGCCTAGAGGCGCTAAGTTTGAGGTAAAGCCAGGCAAAGCGTTCATGACGAATGGTAATCCCGCTGAGATTCTGTTCCCATTCAAGTTTGGTGAGACAAGTCTGAACAACCTGAATACTGCTAAAGAGTTTGAGCGCATGTTATTGCAAGCGACAGGCACTTTGGACAGTCAAGGTATGGTTGGTCAGGCAAGTCGTGATGGCGCTGGCATGAGCATGGCTGTGGCGACCATTATCAAGAAATACAAGCGTACCTTGGTTAACTTCCAAGAAGACTTCTTGATTCCGTTTATCCAGAAAGCCGCATTCAGATACATGCAGTTTGACCCAGAGCGTTATCCTTCTGTGGACATGAAGTTCATTCCGACTGCTACTTTGGGTATTATTGCCAGAGAGTATGAGCAACAGCAGTTTATTGGCTTGTTGCAGACCCTTGGCCCTAATACACCAGTGTTGCCGTTGATTTTGAAGGGTATTCTGAACAATTCTTCACTGTCTAACAGATATGAGTTGATTGGTGCTTTGGATCAAATGAGTCAACCTGATCCACAGGCTAAAGAGATGCAACAAGTTCAACAGCAGTTGGCTTTGCAAGCGGCACAGGCTCAGATTGCTGTACAGACTACACAAGCAGAGCAGAATCGTGCAGAGGCTACTAAGTTGATGACTGAGGCACAATTGATGCCACAAGAAGTTCAGGCAAAAGTGATCGCCTCTACAACAAAGAATCTTCCTCAAGGAAATGAGTCCAATGAGTTTGATAAGCGAGTGAGAATTGCTGAGTTAATGCTCAAAGAAGCTGATATAAAGAACAAGAGTAAAATAGTTGAACTTCAAATGGCTGACAAACAAAAGAATCTACAGCAAATTGAAAACGACTTTCTTGACCAATTATCTGGAGCTTTGAAATGATTAACATAGATGCACTCAATGACGATGAAAAACTAGCTGCACTAGAGTCAATTCATAAGTCCATTGCAGAAAGCAAGGAAATTCAGAGAAAGAAGATCACTACCAATGTAGAGATGATCGTTAAGGCTCTCAAGAAGATTGAAGCTGACCTTAAACAGCGATATGACGAAACAGGAAACCTCATTGCCAATCTAAAGAGTGGTGAAGATGGTAAAGATGGTAGAGATGGTAAAGACGGAAAAGATGGTCGTGCGGGTAAAGATGGTGCTATTGGCCCTCGTGGTTACGATGGTTTGCCTGGTCGCAATGGTCTAGATGGTAAAGATGGCGTATCTATCACAGATGCCCACATCGACTTTGATGGCAGTTTGATTATTCACTTGTCCTCTGTTCGTGTGATCAATGTGGGTGAAGTTGTTACTGCTGACATAGCAGAGAAGATCAAAGTTATCACCAATGGTGGTGGTACGAGCCAATATGTGTTGGATACTTTAGCTAGTCTGCAAGCACAGATCAGTGGTATCACAAGTGGTTTGGATTACCAAGGTACTTGGAATGCCTCTACCAATACACCTACACTAACCTCTAGCGTTGGCACAAATGGTTACTACTACATTGTTGCAACCGCAGGTTCTACCAATTTGAATGGTGTAACTGATTGGCAAGTAGGCGATTGGGCTGTTTTTAACGGCACTGTTTGGCAGAAATTAGACCAAACTGACATTGTTACTTCTGTTGCGGGTCGTACTGGTGCTATTGTTTTAACGACTGCTGACATTGGTGGTTTGGGAACAATTGCAACCCAAGCGGCAAACAATGTCACTATCACTGGTGGTAGTATCACTGGTATAACTGATTTGGCTATTGCTGATGGCGGTACTGGTGCTTCTACGGCCCCAAATGCAAGAACTAATCTTGGTGCTACGACTGTTGGCGCTAATGTATTTACACTGACAAACCCATCTGCAATTACATTCCCTCGGTTCAATGCTGACAATACTGTAAGTGCATTAGATGCATCTACATTCCGAACAGCAATTGGCGCAGGTGCAGGAACAGTTACTTCAGTTGCCGCCACTGTTCCTACATTCTTGTCTGTAACTGGTTCGCCAATTACATCGAGTGGAACATTAGCGATTACTTTATCTGGAACTGCACTACCTACAACATCTGGTGGTACAGGTTTAACTTCTTTTACTGCTGATGGTGTTACTTTTGCGTCTTCTACAAGCGCATTGTCTACAAGTACTTCGTTAACATTTCAAAGTACTAACTCAGCTTTAACAATATCCAGTGGCACTACTGGCAATGGCTACTTAGGATTCTCAAACTCTGCTGATGGCGGTGTTCAGGGATATCTTGGAGATGCAAATGCACTTATAACGCCTGGAATAAATAGTGCGTTAGCTGTTCGTGGTGAAACTGCAATTCTGTTTGGCATTGCATCTTCAGAAAATATGCGCTTAGACGCAACAGGATTGGGTATTGGTAAGTCAGCAGGCTCTAAGTTAGATGTCAAAGGCACATTAAGACTGTCAGGCTCTACTTCTGGTTATGTTGGTTTAGCACCAGCGGCAGCGGCAGGATCGACAACTTATACACTTCCATCTGCTGATGGAACAAATGGTCAAGCCTTGGTGACTAATGGTAGTGGCACTTTGTCATGGGCAAGCGGTTCATCAGGAACAGTAACTTCTGTTGGTGGCACAGGAACAGTTAGTGGCATTTCATTGTCAGGCACTGTAACTTCTTCTGGAAACCTAACATTAGGTGGCACGCTTGATTTATCTGCTTATAACGCAGCAGGTGCTTTTACTACTTTATCGGCCTCTAGCACAGTAACCCTCTCTGGAGGTACTGCTAACGGAGTAGCGTATTTAAACGGCTCTAAGGTTGTTACAAGCGGTTCTGCGCTTACTTTTGATGGAACTAACTTAACTGTTGGTGGTAGTGCTACTGAAAAGCTATCTACAAATGGCGCATTGCGAGTATCTGGCGCAGTTGCAGCAAACGCAACTGGAGGCATTTTGGCCTATCAAGGTTCAAGCACAACAATGCTTGGTGCATGGGGCGCAAATTCTTCTACTGTTGGTCAGATTCAGTTTTATCTTTCAAGCAGCGATGGCTCAGTCAATGGCGAATTGATGCGCCTAACCAGCACAGGTCTGGGTATTGGTACAAGTTCGCCTGCGGCAAAACTTCATGTTTCTGGCACAACAAATTTAGACTTTATTGTTGATAGTACCAATGCGGCTGGTACTCGTATGGAGTTTCGTAGAAGCGGAACAGCCTACACTTATTTTGGTGATGCTGGTTCTATTCTTGGTAGTGGTTTTACAGGCGGAACTGCGTTATTGACTAATGGCGCAAACCCATTGTATTTGGGTACAAATAGCACAACTAAAGCAACCCTCGACTCCTCAGGCAATCTAGGCTTGGGAGTTACTCCTAGTGCTTGGGCTACTTTTACTGGATTACAAGTCGGTGCATTGGGAGGTGTAAACATAGGCGGTGCTTCTGGCGACACTTTTTACGCTATGAACGCCTATTACAACGCTGGTTGGAAATATGCGGCAACTGGAACTACTGCACTAATGTATCGCCTACATAATGGTGAACACAAATGGTCTAACGCCCCATCAGGCACAGCAGGAAACGCCATTACCTTTACTCAGGCAATGACTCTGGATGCCGATGGTGAACTTGGTGTAGGAACAACCTCTCCAACTGCTCGATTACACGCCTACTCAGGTACTGCAATGAAGCAGTTGACTGTTGATGGTGTTGGTGCAATTAAGTCTGGTATTAACTTTGCAAATGGTGGTACTACTTACGGACAGATTTATTTTGATAATAATAGTCCGTATGACATGAGCGTTGTTCAACAATACACAACAGGATCATTGGTATTTGGCACTAATTCAACAGAGCGTGCCCGTATAGACTCAAGCGGTAACATGCTGGTGGGTTCTACGGCAACCACAGGTGATGCCGCAAATGCCAAGCAACTTGTTGGTGGTATTCATAGCACAGTATCTGGTTCAGTATCCGCCGCAAATGCTACTGCTACAACTTTGTTTACAACCCCTTCAACTGTGTCTGCTTGGATGGTTACTGTAAACATAAGTGCTGCCGCTGTAACTTTGTATGCTGCAACATATCTTGTAAATACTCAAGGTGGATCATCTACTGTTGCAACTTTACTTTACAAAGGAGCCAACATATCAATATCTATGTCTGGATACTCTGTACAAGTCACTCAAACATCTGGTCTTACTCAAACAGTTACTTACTCCGCAATGAGAATTGCATAAATTTAAAAGGAAAATCATGGCTACTACATACAACTGGCAAATCGTACAAATGGATCGCTTAACCTCTGATGGTTTTGTCGTTACTGTTCATTACAATGTTTCAGCAACTGATGGTGATTATTCAGCATCTACTTATGGCACTTGTGGCTATACCCAAGAGAGCGAAACCTTTGTTCCTTATGACGACCTAACTCAAGAAATGGTTGTTGGTTGGGTTCAAACATCATTGGGTAAAGATACTGTAGAAGCCTCTTTGCAAAGCCAAATCGATGCACAAAAGAATCCTGTTCAGCAGTCTGGTCTACCTTGGTAAAACAGGAAACAACTAAATGACTTCTTTTTATGTTTATGAACATATCCGTAAAGATACGGGAGAAGTCTTTTATGTTGGAAAAGGTAAAGGCAAACGTCATTGCTCTAAACAAAACAGAAACCAATATTGGCATAATGTTGTAAACAAAGCTGGTGGATTTTGTTATCGTATAGTTTGCAAAGATGAGTCTGAAGAATTGATATTGCTTGCTGAAATTGAAAAGATAAATCAATTGCGTATGTTAGGTGTAACGCTTGTTAACTTGACCGATGGTGGTGAAGGTATTACAGGATTAAAACACTCAGAAAAAAGTAAACAGCTAATGAGTCAAAAACTCAAAGGGAAAAGTCATAAACATACTTTTGAGTCAATTGAAAAAATTAGGCAAGCAAATACAGGAATTGTTTTTTCTGATGAGCGTAAGAATAAATTACGACAAAAGGCTTTAGGCAGAAAGATGCCATCTCATGTAAGGCAAGCACTTGATGAGAGAATGAAGTCCTTTAAGCAATCAGAAGAGACTAAAGAGCATTTGAGACAAATAAATATTGGTCGAAAACATACGCCAGAGACTTTATTAAAAATGAGCGCATGGCAAGTTAACAAGCCAAAATTGATCTGTCCACATTGCAACATGGCTAGTAGTTCTGGTAACGCAAAACGCTGGCATTTTGATAACTGTAAACACAAAGGAAATGAAAATGGGTAAAGATACAAACAAACCCCAGATCATTACAATTGATGGCGTAGATCATAAATTGGATGACTTTACTGACCAACAACGCATTTTGCTTGAGCATATTGCAGACTTGGACAGAAAACTAAATTCAACTAGATTCGCAGCAGATCAGCTTCAAGTAGGCAGGGACGCTTTCTTTAAGTTACTCAAAGATGCCTTAGAAGTAGTTACTGATGTAGAGCCAAAATGAATCAGGATTTACAAAAGTATTATGAGGCGAGGTTTGATCTTTTTTCCCAAAAAGGTTGGCTTGACCTTATAGAAGATATTGATGTAATGTTAGAAGCATTAAATAATGTGTCTACCATTACTGATGAAAAAAGTTTACAATTTCGCAAAGGCGAGATTTCTATCCTGACTTGGCTAAAAACACTAAAAAGTGTTAGTGAACGAGCATACGAGGATTTGAATGAGAAGAATGTTTGAATTTGCTTGCGATTGCGGGCAGCGCACTGAGGCTTTGGTGATTTATGAGGTCACTGAGGTGCAGTGTGGGTGCGGTGGGCTTGCCCATCGTGTCATAAGCGCACCTAGCTTTAATCTTGAAGGTTGGTCTGGTCATTTCCCATCCGCTTATGGGCGGTTTGAGGCTAGACATACTGACAAATTAAATGCGGAGCGCAAAGCCAACTCATAAGCGATAAGCCGAGTTGATTATCCTACAACCATTTTGGCAGGAACATAAATATGTTGATTGACAATGAATCTGAGCCGCTAGGCGAACTTGAAACTGAAGAAGCTAAAACTGAACTTCCTGAGAAATACAGGTCTAAAAGTTTAGAAGAAGTAGTACGGATGCACCAAGAAGCTGAAAAGCTAATTGGTAAACAGGCACAAGAGGTCGGTGAAGTCCGTAAATTAGCAGACGAGTTGCTAAAGCAAAACCTTAGTTCTAAGCAACAGCATGTAAAAGAGGAAGAGCCTGAAGTTGATTTCTTTGAGAATCCTCAAAGAGCAGTTCAAGAAACGATTGATAGACATCCAGATGTACTTGCGGCTAGACAAGCTGGTCAAGAGTTCAAACGGATGCAAATTCAGCAGAAGCTGGCACAGGATCACCCTGATTACTCCCAAGTGGTCAATGATTCTGAGTTCCAAAATTGGGTGAAATCTTCACCTGTACGCATGGGACTTTATGCAAAGGCTGATGGTGATTTTGACTATGATTCGGCTAATGAATTGTTGTCTACCTTCAAACAGTTGCGTGGTATTAAAGCTAAAGAGTCTGAACAAGCGGGTAACGCACAGAGGACAAAGAGCATGAAAGCCGCACAAGTGGATGTAGGTGGCTCTGGAGAGAGTTCAAAACGAGTCTATAGAAGGACTGACCTTATTCGTCTCAAGATGACAGACCCACAGAGATATGAGGCTTTAAGTGATGAAATCATGCAAGCCTATTCTGAAGGTCGTGTTCGATAATTTAACTTAGGAGTTTTAATCATGGCTAATACAGCATTTTCCCCAACAAACAGTGTAACCACTACTTCCGCAGCTAACTTCATTCCAGAGATTTGGAGTGATGAAATTGTTGCCGCTTATAAAAAGAATCTCGTCTTGGCTAACTTGGTCAAGAAGATGTCTTTCAAAGGCAAAAAGGGTGACACTGTTAACATCCCTAGCCCTGCTCGTGGTTCTGCTACTGCAAAAGCCGCTACCGATGCAGTTACCCTGATCGCTGAAAGCGACACCAACATTCAAGTGTTGATCAACAAGCACTATGAATACTCACGCT